CAGGGAAACCACGTAAATTGGTGAGTACAAGCTACTTAAGAAATTCCACCCAAGGAGTGCATGCTGCTACTCCAAGGGTGGTTTGTAAAGTAGCAGCAGTGGAGAATGAGATCACCACAGCGAGCTTTGTTTAATTAAGGGTCGTCGTAAAGATAGAGGATGGGAGTGGCCAAGTAGAAGTGCAGAGAGAAATCTTCCCCCACTGCCACATAGTCCAGCATGATGCTAGGGGAGCTCCTCAGGGCTGCGCCATTCGAATTGGTGGAACCATCCTCAGGCAACCGATTCACCCCCACAGTCGTCAACTGGTACATAGGAGGAGCCGGAAGAATGTCCGCCAAAGTCGCATCCCTATACGCTTCGGTAGCCACAGAGTTCAAGACAAAATACTTAGCATTCGAATAGTGGGGGAACTCGACCTCTAGAACCGGATTGTGGCCCTCAGCAACGCAAGCCGAGCCCCCGAAACCATCCATGGCCTCGACACCAGCAGCGAGAAGCTCCTTCTTGGCTGTCTTTATCGCATTCTCCCAGCCGCTAGACAGTCTACCCAATTCGACCATAGTCTTTGTCTCCACACACTCACCCCCAGATCGCCCCGTGTCCAGGAGGGAGACAAAAGTCGTGTTGTTCCCTAGACCTGCCCGAACCATGACGAACTTGTGACGTACACTCCCGCGATACCCCAGGAAGCAGGGGACCAAGAAATTCAACAGAGTCGTCCTAGCATAGTTAAAGCCAGTCGCATTAGGAGAGACGATATTCCGTGCATACGCGAAATCACCCCTAAAAGGAGGAAAGGTAGAGTATTCACCGTTGGTAACAAATGCATGTTCGGTGTCATCAGGATCGGCAAGGTTGTAAAGCACGGTAGAGAGATTGTAACGTTTCAACAACTGGCGAAAAGAGGTAACAGTCTCCCCGAACACGATCTCATCGACCCGAGAGCTTGGGACATTCTTGGTCAAGGGAGCATTGGAACCGTGCGTCACCACTTGGTCCTGGGGGGAACTAGCGGGCGCAACGGAAGCGGTGGACTCTGCTTCGGCAGTGTAGGCTAAGCGGCGCATCCTCGAGGCCATCGGCTTGGCCACTTTAAAGTCATGCCCAGCCTTCACGTACACATTGACTGCGATCGAATTGTCCCCAGCAACATTCATCACGGACAACTCGTTCAGTACCAAAACAGTAACAGAGCCATTGACTGCCCCCTGTTGCATGTTAGGTGTGGAACCGTACAGAGCTCCATTCTCCAGTCCGGCGTTCGTGAGGTCGAGATAGGTTGAGGGGGCGCCGTAGGGTATGGTCACATAAAAGTCCCTTTGATTGGAGATGTCAAGCACCACACTAAAATTCTCGTTATACGACGCACCGAGATTGAAAGTGCTTGGGTCCCAAACCACGCGCAGGCGTCCCCGGTGAAAGCTCGACGCCACCACTTCGAAGTGGAAAACGATGGAGCCGCGCCAATACTGGAAGGGGAGTGAAAAGTAGCAAAGCGGGGTTGTATAGTACTTCGAGTCTTCTTCAGCGAAAAAATTGGGGGCAACAGCAGTGGTGAAGAGCTGGGTTTCCGTACTGTCGTTGGGCGACCAACTGAACGTGCCGACATAACCCTCTTTCCGCAACAATGTGGCCAAGGCCAGTTCATCTTCGTCGGTCGTTATGCCCAGTGGCGATGAATCTATGCACACCTCCTGGCGCCCGTTTATGGTCAGTTTTTCCACGTTCTCTGGCCGGTCACAGTTGGCCAAAGAACCCATATAACTTGGCCTAACAGGTGCAGAAGAGTCTAAGATCGGGGCTCTTGAAAACCCAAACATCTTCGCAACGGAAGCGCCCGCACGAGCCACAACGTTCGTAGCCATGGCAAATGGGCCCAGTCCAGGTACTTGTTCCGCAGCCTCAGCAATGTCAGCGACGGCAGTCAAAGTGCCCGAAATGGACAGGGGCTGTTTCAACGCCTGATGGTACTCGTCACTGTGGACCTTCCTCTCTTCAGACGTGGAGACTGACATGGGGAAGTTGAGTTCGACATCTTCAAACCATCCTAGAACGGTCACCCGCAGCGGTTCGGTTGCACCGTTGGCGTGCTGCAACATGTTGAACTGATCGATGGCCAACTCCCCAATGCCAGTGCGCAGTTTCTTGTTCGTCAGGTCCAGCCAATCATCAGGTATGACCATTGGAATTGTCATCTCCGCTCCCACAGTGGTTGTAGGATCAATGACAACGTGAGGGTACTGCTTGGCCAACACCCACTGAGCCGACGATGGGGTTGTTGTCCCGGTATCATGAAAGGTGTCAGCGACATACTCGACATTGGCCGAATTCCGCGCCCTGTACCGGGGGAGGTAACGGGCTACCAAGCGGCCGAAATAAAAGCCGTTTCCATTGACTAGCACCTTAATTCGGAGGGTTGCGCGAAAACGTGCATAACGTGCCACTATGAAGCTAAGCATGTCATCCTCCAGCAGCTCGTACCAAGGCGCCATGATGACGGGGGTCAATGGTGTGCCGGGCACCCAGTCAAAAGTTCGGAGCTTGATCGGGCGGGAAAACAAGTCTTTCAAAGAAGCGTCCACTTCTCCCGCCCTAAGTTCAGTTCCGTTGGTCGTACGTTGAATAGATAATTTTGGAACCCCAGGTTCCTCGTAGAACTTCATTGTCTTACAGATTGTTTCATTATTGTTTTGAGTGAGCTGGTAAATACCAATTTCTGCCTGGTTGCTCAAACGATGGCAGTGGTCTTGTGCGCAGGTAAAAACCTCGTAAGTGGAGTTGCACGAGACTTCCACTTCGGGCACTTTTGGTGGGGCGGCCCGCAAATCCCCCTGCTAGTGTTTAATTAACGACTGGTTCCGGCTTTGAGCAGAACAAAGCCAGCCAGTCTTGATCATCAATATAGCCCTCGTTCCCTCTGGGATAATCTTTCCAGAAGGAGAGCGTAGGAATGTGCTCCTTAGCAACTAGCTTCATCATGGACTCGAGCGGGGTGCCGACCAAAAACTCTGGATCTCCTGCCTGGAAACCGACCGCACCGGGAATGACAGCGCCGCGCAAGCCCTCGACAATCTTGGTCCAGTACCTTAGGCCTTCCTCCCGGTGCTCAAAGCAGTCGATAGCCAAGGAGTACAACACAGACCTCACCCGATCCGGAGCCTTAGAAGCGGTCCACACAATTCTTTTGTCGAGGCTGGAGAGGCGCAGAGGCGCGTAGACCTTTCCGGCGCACGGGGTGAAACGCCTTTTAAGGTACTCGACGTCCCGCAGATTCTCATACTCATGGACATCCTGGGTCTTCTCAGTGTTGGTGTAAACCATGCCGAAAGACTCCAGGCAGCGCTTCACCGTGCGAAAGTTAAACACTGGGTGGAGAGAGGTTTCTTG